TGGTGTCGGCACATAGATGATTTCTTTAATGATTTGTGGTTCCGGGTCGACGGAGACACCGACGTAGATGGCGGTGGCTGCGGTGGCGATCCCGGCGATCAGGGTGATCTGGGTGAGTGTGTTGGCTTTCATTTGTGTCTCCTCATTTTCTGTTTGATGATGGAATGCTGGATGCGGATGGCGGAGCGGACGTCCTGCCAATCCTGACGGATGTCGTCGTCGAGCGGTGCGTCTTGTCTGATCTGGCCGATGAGTGGCATGGCGATGCAGAGCAGCCAGAGGACTCCGATGGCGATCAGGAAGTCAGTGATACTTTCGAGCATCACGTTCTCTTTTGAGACCAAGCACGATCGCGTCCAACGGATCGAACGTCGCGGCTGGTGTGCGGGCGAGAGCCTGAAAATCAGCGTTCGCTTCGATCAGATCGTCGCGCAGCTGTGCGTTGACGGCCTTGTACCAGCCGATCTTCGTCTCCAGTTCATGGATACGTCGACGCAACTGGCGCACTTCGGTTTCTAGGTTTTCGTTCATTGCTGTTCCTCCTTGTTGTTGTATGTGATGCATTCGTATCCGCAGGCTGCATATCCGGAGATATCAACCCATGAGTCACGGTTTGTCGGGTCCCAGCTGATCCTCGACAGTTTGAGGAGGATCATCATGGCTGCGACATCGTGGGCTTCGAGGATTCGTCGACCGTCCAGATAGGCGGTCCACATGATTGCTGTCCTGTCAAAATCTTGTGTTGGTGGACCGTAAGCATTGTTGCGGTCGCCGGTGACAAGCCTGATCGCTTCACCGAGTAGAGCCTGCCGGACATTCATGATGCGCCATCCTTCTCTCGAAGCTCGTTGTAGATGCCCTCGAGGAATGTGTTGCATCCGGCGTTCGTATCAGATTTGCGATGTTTGCAGTTCTCAGCGTGCAACTGTTCGGCGACTCTGCGCCAGCGTCGCATGTTGTCCATCAGATAAGTGCATCGTGGACAGAAGCCGGGCCTGAAGATGTCGCATTCGGAGCATTTCGGGACCTTCATGCTGCGTCCTTGTCGGTGTCGCTGAGGGTAGCGGGTGCATGCCACGATGAGCCGAAGATGGGCCTGTAGGCGACGGTGACTTCGTCTTCTTCGGTCCACCAGTTGATGAGCAGCTGGTCGTGGTTGTCGAAGGTGACAACCCAAATTCGACAGTCTTCTTTGGAGGTGCGGTCCTCAATTTTGACCGCATCCTCAAGCCCATCTTTCGTGTAACGATTCACCATCAGTTCGTCGTCATCGACGAAGTAACGGACCTCTACACGGTCGTCGGTGTTGCGGACGTTCCCCGCCCATATTCTGTTTCTCATTGTCCCCTCCCAGGGTTGTCAGAGTGTTTCTCTGAATGTTGTTGACCATTGCTCAACTGTTTGGATGGCGATCCATTGCCCGCCTCGACGTCGAATGAAGAGGACAGCATGGGTGTCGCCGGAGTTGCGTTGCTGCTGATCGAGATCCTTGAGCCCCTGGTTGATGGCTCGCATGACGTCGCTGTAATTCTTGGCTTGTGCTGTGCAGTCGGGAAGCCCATCGAGGTCGCCGGTGTCGTCTGCACGGCCGGCACCCAACTTACGGCGCACCCGGAACCCAAGCAAGTCCGAGAGGATGCGGGACAGCTCGAGTTCAGCCCGGTCGCCTTTTGCTTTCTGCGGGTTGCTCACTGAGGAACCTTCTTCAATCGTGAACCGCTCCAGGTCACCATTTTGCGTCCTCGTTCCCGCAGGATCGTTTCCCGTTCCGATCTGGTGAGTCCACCGAAAATGCCGTGGGTGTCGTAGATCATGGCGAGTTGCAACCCGTATTCGGCGCATTCTGATTGAACTGGGCATTGTTTGCAGATCACTTTCGCAGCCCGGATCTTCAAGCTTTCACCTCGAACGGGCATGAACATTTCGGGATCCATTCCTCTGCAGGCAGCCCGGTTCATGAAACTGCGATCAATAGTGTCGGTGTCAATCAACGCCATTACCTGTCCCGATGATCAATGAAGAACCCGGCGATCAGCACCGAGAGCGCACCAATAACTGATCCGACGATCAGGCCGGCGAAATACATGAACACCTTCACTTGAACAGGCTTCTCGAGGCGAGCCGAACCTGTGATTCCAAATCTTGGATGGTGCGACGCTGACGATGCAATGTGCCACGCAACGACTCGAGCTGTTTGCGCTGTCGATCGAACATGATGAGAAGCCCGATATGGCTGATGAGTGTGATGATGAACACAATCCAGATGTACATCAGTGATCTTTCCTCCATGTTTGGTATTGCTTGATTTGCCGGTTGAGGTCAAGGAGCAGGTCGCCTTCATCCAGATTGTTGTCCTCATCGAGGCTGGTGATGTAGAGGGTGGCGGTGGCAACGATGCGTCGCAGGATCACCACTTCTTCTTTCATCGTGTTCAGTTCCTCATGGAAACGTTCGTTGGAGACCCGCAGGTCGTCGACGACGGACTGGTAGTAGGAGAGTTCGGGGTTGTCGCTCATTTGGTGTCCTTCGGTTTCAATTCCGCTTCGAGGATGGCGTCGATGCGGAGGATTTCCTGTTGGAGTGCAGGGTCTGAGGTGGCGATATGCCGCAGAACCCTTCTGATTGCTTGAATGTCTTTTTTGGTCATAGTCCCTTCGCCCCGTGTCGAACGGGGGAGTCTCACCAAGGGGGGAGAAACGTGAGATGCAGAACCGTCTGCCGAAGGGGATCTGATTGCTGCCTATTGGCAGATCAGAAATCGTCGACGGCCGTCTGCGTTGTCTTCTTGACAGCCACCTGGAACTTCTTCATCGTCTTGCCACCCTGCAGCTTCTCCACACCCTCGAGGGTGACTTTGATGGTGTCGCCAACCTCAGGTCGCAGTTCAGCCATCTTCTGCTTCAACTGCACCTGGCTGGCGGTGAGCACCTTGTCACCGTCAGCTGTGCGCAATGTCAGTTTCGGTGATTTGGAGCCGTCCTGCCATGTTTGAATGCCGAGGTCAATGATGACTCCGCTGATCGTGTCACCAACGTTTTCGAACTTCACATAATCCGAAACGATGGCGATTCCTGGTTCATCCCAGTAACTCATTTATCCTCCTTGAAGGTGATCGTGCCGTCATCGTTGATGTCAATGACGGCTTCGCCAGAATGAACTTTCTGGGCGAGCTTTTCAAGCCTTTCGGCTTCTTGAATGGTGAATGTTCCCACAATATGACCGAGCGGTTTATCTGGCAAGGGGGAACGGATCGTTTCAACAATTGTCCTGATCAATGCTGTGTCCTCATCATCCCCACCGTGCAAATGGGAGAGGCTGATGATCGCATCGAGGATGCGGATCTGGCGGACGGTCTTCCGTTTCAGGCTGATCGGGGTGCCGTTTCGTTTGGCGTCAGCCAACAGGTTTTCAACGAAAGCCAGGTTTGCTGCGCTGAGTTCGGCGAGCCGATGTTTGACACCGATGACGATCATGTCGTCTTCGATGCCGCCTTCATCAATTTTTGGTTGCATGAAACTGAAAACGGGCAGATCCAGTTTGGGGGCTGCCGGATCGGACGGATAGAAACCCAGATTGTGTTCCCGTTCCAAAAGAGCGATCACATCAACGATCCGGTCGATCTCGAGGTCAGTCCAGTTGCCGGCTTTGGATGGTGTGAGGACACCGTCGGGCCAGAGGGCAACCAGTTCCGTTTTGCATGCGTTCAGAACAGGCTGGAGTCGTCCTCGCACCCATTCGTTTCTTTCCGGGTTGACGGCGCTCACAGGCGATTCTGAGGGTGTCTCAGCCGGCTTCACGGTCTTCTTTGTTGCTGGTTTGGCTGGTGCGAGATTCCGTACCAGATCATCCCGCTTCTGCCAGCGCTTCACCGTGGTGGCGAGCCGGGCTGCCGACATCGCTTCCATGAGATCAACCTCATAGATGTCGCATCGACCCTGATTGGCGGGGATGTGAATGATGTATCCGGTGCGCAGCTCCATCTGAACGGCAATCGGCTGACGTGTGCCGGTTTCAATGTCGTACAGCATCGAGTTCGCATATGCGGCCAACTGGACTGCGTAGGCGAGCGGGTTCTTGCTGATCTGCTTCCCAGTTTTGATATCGGCACAGATCACACCGAGAGTTGGATGTTGATAGAAGCGGTCGGCGGTGCCGGCCAGCATCAGCTCATCATTCACCAAGTTCACTTCGATCAGTTCACGGATCACACCAAGCTTGTGTGCCTCGAGCGCCTCCAGATATGCCTCGACATCGGAGCGCCATGGTTCGCTGATTTCCTCCAGGCTGATCTCACCGAGGTCGATCCGCTGGGTGAACTCGTGCAGTGCTGTACCCAAGTTGGCGCCGACTGACCCTCCGCCGGCCTCCAACGCCTGACTCATGATCTCATCAATCCGCTTCGAGTCTTCCGGTGGGCAGGCTGCCAACTGTGCGAAAAGATCCGAACGTTTCGTCAATCCGATCGCTGATGTGCGAATCTTCCATTTCTCCAACGCAAACTTGTCCTCGAGCACTGAACCGTGCGATGAAAATCGGCCGTAGGCGATCGCCTTCCCACCATCAGCGGGGATGATGAGAGGGCGACCCCAACGGTCACGAGTGAAATCTGCTGCCATGTTTTCCTCCTGCTTTGTTTGCCGATGTTCTACCGGCAGGGTGTGTCACTGTGGCGGGAACTTCCAAGGAACCCAACCATCACCATTGCGATCCAGGCTGTATTCGAACAGCCAGCGAGCAAACCACAGATTCCAATACGGATCATGCATCTGCTCCATGCTCAATCCCATACCACGAATGATTCGTTTCCATGAGTAGTCGTTGATTTGCATCAGCCCCCAATCCCGGCATTTCCGGTATTGAGGTGAGTCTGTTTCCCCGCATGCGTCAGGCAGACAGCGGGATTCACGCCACATGATCCTCGACAAGCGTGGAAGATCCTGTGGTTGCCAGCCGGCCGTCAACGCTGTCCCCATCCACTGCGGACAACCATCTTTCAAGATGATCTCGAGGAACGCCGTATCCATCTCAACAGTCCCCAAATACGGGTATGACTCATAAACGGGCTCTGCGGGCAGTTCGCTCTCTTCGGCGATCGGGAATGGAATCAAACTCAATATTGCTGATGTCATCAACGAACTGATCATGATGATCCTTTCTCTCCGTCTATCTGCATCGTCTTTAGCTGATGTGCTGAAGGGTGCCTCGACCTCACACAACGATGGGTCGGATGCAGATAGACGTTCACGGATAGGAAGGTGAGTTGGCAGCTCACACATTTCACAGGGCGGTCATTCATCATCGGAACGACCTGCAACCCAGAAATCGAAGATCCATAGCGCCGCAAAAGCACCGAGGATGGCGTACACAAGAACAGTATCTACAAGCATGGTTCTCCCTCCACGCCTGCCACCCTAACCAGCCTGCTCGGATGATGCAAGTCTTTCCGTTAACGTCAACAGCCCTAACCGCCGGAGGGGAGCGATCAGGGCTGGACGCCTACACCGGCAGCAACAAGGTGAGGTTTATAAGTGAGGAATCGCTTCCCCACGACTCAACCTGTGAATATTGCGCACCATCCCGACAGGGATTGCGAGCACACTATCCACAGTTTCTTCATCAGAAATCATACTTTGAGCCAAAACCACATGTCCGGGTTTCCCATCCCGAATCAGAAACCCTGCTGACTCCACAAGACATTCAGTTTTATCAAGCTCATCAATCAACGTCCAGGTGTCGGTGACAGCATGAGCATCACACCACAGGACAGTCACATATTCAAACGTCGCTGTCTTCATATCCTTCTCCGATCCAGCGGGCCTCGAGATCAGCCAGAACACATTTGAGAAGTCCGACAAGAACCCAGACTGGTGCCCCGGTGTCATGAACAACATGGACTGCGCGGTTGCCGTCAGGTCGGAGCGCATCAAGGATCGTGATCCCGTGCATGGGGACTGTGTCGGGCCATTGGTCGAAGAGGGCTTGTGGCCAGAGATGGGCTGCCTCGACAGGCTCATAGTCGGGCATTATGCGCTCCTCTCAGCAGAATATTCTTTGCCTCGCCACATCGCCCAACCATCATGGATAGCGATCTGCTCATACACGAATCGTCCATCATCCGGATTGAACGGAACAACAGCCAATCCTTGCTGCCAATCTTCATGTCGGACGATCGGTCTGCCATCCAAATCAACGCCACCTTTCGTGGACGGCACAGCCCCATCAATACGGGCAAGACAACCAGGTGATGCTGCGAGGATTGTCGACGGACCATCATGATCATCGCGAGTGCGTTCAGCCCATTCACGGCGATGAATATGCCCGTAGATGACCGACACCTTCTCGGTCGCCAGATATTTGTGTGCGGTCGATCCGCCGGACGCCACCTTGTCACCGTGAATCACTTTCAGTTTGTCGGTGATCCACACATGGGATGCCGGATAGCCGGGCATGTACTCAATGCCGACCTCATCCATTCGGCATAGATACGGCATCGACATGACAGGCCATGATTCCGGCATGTCACCTTTACGAAGACCGAACGCTGCTGAAGCATTTTGTAGCAGGAACCGAGGGAGTCGTTCTTCGTGGTTCCCGGCAAGCCAGACGATACGGGCGAACGGTCCTGCTTGTCGCATTTGAAAACCGAGCACCGTAAGCCGGTCAATGGTTGCTTGTGTTGTCTGCTGATAGGCAGGAGTGGTCACATATTTGCCGAGTTCAGCGAAGTCAGCGTTGTCGCCGACCATGACCACCAGCTCCGGCTGGGCGTCCTTGATGATAGCGAGTGCTATCTCAATCGCCTGCTCATCGTGGATCGGGATTAGGTCGCCGTCGGCAGCCCGGAAGTAGCCGACCTGCATATCGGGAACGACCACCGCGCACGGCCAGCCCGTCTTCCTCGAGGCTGTTTTAGTGACCGGCAGCTTGACCGCAGGACCCTGCTGAACGACCGGCCATTCCGGGCCTGTCTCCCATTTCGGGCTGATCTGAACAGCGGTCAGGTCATGGGTTTCCGCCTCACCAGTCTCATTGTTTTTCGTGATCGACTGATACAGGCTGACCCGTTTGATCTGCCCGATCTCCTCAACATCAATCCCGTTCCGTTCAAGAAGATCAGCGATGCGTCCTAAAGCTTGTTTGCGGTTAACCGAAACCTGCTCGAGTTCGTCACGAAGAGACACACGCACACCTTTGATGACGATGTTTCGCGAACGCTTGAGCGGACACGAACCGCCCATGCTTGCTGATCAAAACCCGCCAGATCGTGTTTGTTGGAAATTCAGAATTGAGCGCATCCGCTAACTCGGCCTGATATTTCGGGTCTTGCACCTCGAACCATCGACCGAACTTGCAGACTGTCACACCCTGATTGACGGTCGCGATCTCATCCAAAAGACCCATGATCACCCTCCGCTAGTCCTCACCAGGAAGCCTAACCGGGCAGACGATTACAAGGAACCGAACTTAGCGTCCAACTCGTCTTTATAGTCGCTGGCGATCTCGCCGACAAGCTTCTGAATCAGATCGTTGCGTTGACGTTGCGCCGTGTGGGCACCAATGTGCTGCTTGTAAAGCATCTTGGGGATGCGTCGCATGTCCGCTCGTAAGGCTGTCCTGACGCACAGCTCGTAGTCGTCGGCGATCAGGTATTTCGGGTTGTGGCCACCCATCGACCGGTAGAGGTGGGCGTCCCACGCTCGAAGATGGTTGGGGGCGGAAACAATATGGTTGATGGTTGTCCGGTTGATTTCGGGGGCTTGCATCGCCCAGACCCAATGCTCCTCATCCCAGTAGTGGTCGCCGTAACCGAACGCCCAGCCGTCGGGATAGCGGCCTGATTGCCCGTCTGGGAGGATCTCACACCAGTCCGAGTAGACGAACGCGGCACCGTCATGGAAGGCGTTAGCGACGAGCTGAAGGGCATCTGGGGTCAATTCGTCATCGTGGTCCAGCTCGACGAGGATGTTCCCGTATCCGAGCATGAAAGCATCCCGTTTGACTTTGCCGATATTCCCACCGGATGGGGTGTGCGGTCGGTAGATGCGGACGTTGTACCGTTCATCAGCGCAGAAACCGTACAGTTGATGCCAGGTTTCCCAGCCGGGCGAGGCGTCGAGGATGACCCATTCCCAGTTGCTGTATGTCTGGGCTTTCAGGCTAGCCCATGTTCGGGCAAGAACATCGGCGGGGGTGTTGTAGGTGCAGGTGACGACCGAGATCATCCGGTCAGGCTACTCGGCTGGTGATGCGGGTGGCTGGAATCCGTTGGTTTCATCCCATGTCCAGCCGACTCCGATGGGGATCAGCTCGTTGCTTTCGACCCATACGCCACCGAGTACTTCGGTCAGCCAGGCTGCTCCGCAGTCTGCCGAGTTCACTTTGCCATCGATGACAAGACCGTTTTCGATTTTGAATGAGTAAGCGTTCACAGCGGTATTCTCACGATCACCACACCTGCCAAACCTGCACCGCCGTTGTATGGGCCGCCGGTGTCTCGACCGGCTCCACCTCCACCAGAACCGTACGATCCAGCTGTTGGTGCTGACCCTGCACCGTTGCCGCCACCTGCACCACCGACACTTGAACCGCCTGCACCGCCAGTTGTTCGTCCACCACCGCCACCGCCAGCAGCGTAAACCACGGATGAACCGGTGATCGTTGATGTGTACCCGGTCCCACCTGCGCCACCGGTGTTTGTCGCGCCTATAGAACCTGCACTACCGTACCCACCGCCACCGCCACCACCAGGGGTGGTGCTACCGGAAGGTGCATTTCCACCGTCGTTTCCTTGATAGTCAATATTTGCACCACCAGTTCTGGCTGAGCCGCCAGTGGCACAAGAAGCCCCACCGCCAGACGCACCTGCAAGACCATCGTTCCCGGTTGTGCCACCGGAATCCCCACCGCCACCGCCTCCGTTAGCGGCAATACGCCCAACAGTGAACTCTATAAGAGTTACCCCACCAGCCCCACCATTAGCAGCACCAGCAGTACCAATGGTAAATGTTGTTGTCCCAGAAAGAAGCGTGGCAGGGATATCTTGCACTCCACCTGCTCCACCGCCACCCGCTCCACCGTCATTAGCCGAACCAGCAAGACCGCCTCCTGCCCCACCGCCGACAGCAAGGATCTGCACATCACGCAACGTACCGTTACTCACCACGAGCGTGCCGTTACCGGTGTACGTCAAGATCGTGCTGTTTCCCGCATAGGTGACAGTCGGTGAGCCAGTCGTAGACCACACCACATCACGATTCACATACTGCGGAGGACTGTAAAACCCGCTGACAGAACCGCCAGCCTGATCACGATCCCGTCGAGTCACGCCGTGATCCTATTCACATAACCATGAACTGTCACGACACTCGCAGAAGCAGCAAACGCTTTCACCGTCAACGGGGTCGCATTTCCCTTCAAAATCAAACCTGGTGTCACCAAAACCAAACCGGCCTCAGCAGGAACAGTTATCTCAATCAGATCAACAGGAGAACTGTTCGACCCCCACTCGACCGTCAACTTGCGTGCAGTCGAATCCGTGTTCTGCGCATACAACCACACCTCATCGATCACAGAACTGCTGGTGCTCGTGGTATGCAACGTCACAGAAGAACCCGTTGATGTACCAGTCAAAAGGATCGCTCGACCATCAGTTGAGTTCGACAAAGTTGTTTTGCTGAATGTTGCCATGATGCGCTCCTAGCTGAAAACCTGATTGGCGAGAATGTTGCTTTCATCGTCAAATGCACCGCCACCACCGGCAGCCCATTTGATGCCCTCACTTGTCGTCGAGTCTACGGTCAGCACATGACCGTTAGTCACCCCGACCGGGAGGCGAACAAAACCACTCGAGGTGCGAGTGAGCAGATCACCTTTTGTGGTGAGCGTCCCCGAGTCAGCTGAACCCTGCGGCCCTTGTGGGCCTTGGGCGCCGATCACCGCGTCAACCCATGCTGAACCGTTCCAGTATTTGAGTTGAGCCATTACTCGACCCCGATCCATGAGAGTGTTGTTTCATCCCAAGTGTACTGTTCACCGTCATCCGGGTATGGCGTGGGTGGCTCCCAGAGGCAGGTGTCCTCATTCAGGACCCATGAGGGGAACGGTTTCGGTGGGATGAACGCGTCACGCTCAGGGTCGTAGGTGTAGCCGATCCCGGCATAGTTCTTACGGAACGGCGTGCCACCGTTGATGTGGACACCACCTTGAGTGTTGTAGGAGGTACGACGACAAGTGAACCCTTCGGGCGCATAATACTGCTCCCAGTTGGTGACGCCTTCCGCAAGATCATCTTCGTCTCGACCAACAAAAACTTGCGTCACAACATTGTTGGAGTCAAGGAGAGCATAGTGAGCCATTGTCATGCCTTCGCAAAAGTAACGGTATCTGTCGCACCGGCAGCAGTAATCGTATATACGGTTTCCGATCCGACCGGAGCATTTGTTTGTGTCACACCAGACGAAAATGACGCGCTAAAAATGTTTGGTATAC